GGCCCTCGCGGGCCTTACCTTTGAGACAGAGATGTCTCTGCTACGAGTACTTCTTCGTAGCGCACCGACCCCTTGGCATGAATGTCGTAGGGTAATCCTACTTCATATTGACAAGGGGAAGGGAGTTAAAATAATGGCTGCAAAGGTGTGGAAACCACCTCACCAACGCACTCGGAGTCGTCCCTCTAGCTCTACAACCGTCGAGACCGCTTTGGCCTTCGACGCTAATGGGGTGTTGAGAAATACGACTCAGTATGCGGGGAGACGCGAATACCATGATGAAAAGGTCTTTACAGACATTGTCACCCCAGGGTTCGCTTCCCGGTCGTCTAAAGGAGAGATTATCAACACGGCTTATCGGCGTTATGGCGCGAGTTCCGTTACCCCTAAGGGTAATTGGAATATCGTGTCCAACTCCAGTCCGCCTGCTGCTAACCGAATCGAGTATTCTGGTTCGGATGCGTTCTTTTTTGCGCAAGCTCTCTATGGCCTTCCTGATTGGAATTACCCCGTTGAGGATACTTACGGGGACCTTCCTTCATCGAAGACCACTAATGCTTTAGTCGACCTTGCAACCGTTAGTGCCCAAGCTTCTGTTGTTAAAGCTGATACTTTAGCTTTAGTGACGGCAGCTGAACTTCATAAGGTTGTTGCTATGGTAGTTCAGAGCAGCACTCGCCTTCGGCAGGGTTTGATTCTGCTGATGCAAGGGAAACCTATAAAGGCTGTCCTTGCTGGGCTAGGCTACGCCGGCGCTGTTCGGGGTTCCTCTCGTCGAAGAGCAGCAGTGAAAACTGCGGCTCAACGTTGGTTGGAGATCCGTTACGGCTGGCTACCGCTTATCTATGACGTTCAGGGTACACTTCAAGCTCTTAGCACGGTTGCCAAACCGCGCTACACCGCTCGGGGTTTCGCTAATGATAACGCGACCTCGACGTCTACCGGTTCTTTAACTCAGTTTGCCGGTATGACGCATCTCTGGAGCCTCTCTGAGGCTCTAGAAAAGCGGGTTCGAGCTTATATACTATACGAGGTGGACAAGAGTTCCTTGATCCCACAGAAGCTAGGCTTGCTTCAATTGCCTGCAACTGTGTGGGAATTGGTTCCCTTTTCCTTTGTCGTCGACTGGTTTGTCGACATTGGTGATTGGCTTGATGCGATCACCCCTCGTATCGGTGTAAACATCCTCGCGGAGGGTTACACGTTGCAAACTACTAGGACTCGTATTCGTACGATTACTGGTAGCAGCCTTAGTAACGGTGTTTTGTCTTGCAGCCTTCCAGGTCAACACGACCTGCATGTGCTGTTTACAAAGTCCCGCACACCTAAGCTGCCAACGCTCCCTCTACCCCGGGTTAATGTAAAATTTAGCCCTAAACGAGCAACCGACGCTATAGCACTTTTGGTGCAACAGTTTCGGAAGTTCAGGTAGTATAACTAGGAGTAAAACTGGATGAATAACATCCAACTGGCAACCACCTTGGTAGCTCCGACTGGGACGGGATTTCTTTTCGTTCCGTTTTCGTCGGATGCCAACTCGGCGGTGTACAAGCAAAGCGGTGCTTCTGGCCGCCCGGCACTTCTCAGCTTCAAGAGAGTTTTGCCGAAGCCGAACGGAGTGTCTGCTGGTGTTGAGAGGTGCGAAGTGAAGCTGACGGAGTATCTTACCGTCGGCGACACCGAGCACACAATCATCACCACTCTCACTTCGTCCGTTCCTGTCCCTGTGACGGCCGCTCAGCGGACGGCACAGGCGACGAGGATGGGTCTACTCGCGTATCTCGAAACTTATCGGGATACGATTGAAGACCACGCCATCCCCGTCTAAAGCATTGGAGGCTAGTTATGGAAGATGCCTTAGGTTGGCTCGACCGCACGTACTCTTTTCTCCACCTGACTTTGGTGGAGTTGGAGAAAGTGCTTCTTGCCTTCTTTGAGCTTCTCGCCTTACTTGACCTCTGATGTTGACAGGGGCTTCACCTGGAAGACGTTATAGTCGTCCTAGTCACTCTCCGCTGCTGAGCTGACCTTCCCGTCTCACGACGGTGGGCTTTGCCCAAGGTTCGCTCTGCTTCTAGCATTGTGGTAGACGTTCGGCCGTTGGCTCTGAAAGAGGAGCCACAGGGATTAAACCACCCTGAGTCGAAGATCTATTACACCCTACTAGTTAAAGCTTACCAGTGGCTTCACGATGAAGGCGTACAACAGGAAACCTCTTTTGGAAAGGATCACCTGTGTACTACAGTGTGAAGACCTTAAAGAGACAGCTTCTTGCCGCTTCCTTGCGTAAGCTTGGGGCGGAAGAGGAGGATCTTATTATTTGGTCCTCTTTCAGGAAGTTGGTAATTGGTCTTGTAGGCGAAGTCGATACTGGTCTTCGTGACCAGATGTTGTCTCTCATAACTTCGAGAGACGTCGTGTCGCTCCTTCGCCTGACGGAAGTAGCTGCTGACCCGCTAAAGCATGGGTCGGCTGCCAACTATTGGCGCTACGCCGTCTTAGCCGCATACCTGAAGAAATTTCCTTTTCAGGGTGTTCCTGGCCTTAGTCCCTTAGATGCTGCCAAACAGAGATCCGCGAAAGCGGAAACCCTCTGCAGGCTTACAAATAAGAGGCTAACACATTACCGTGGGAAGGAGTACCGTCTTTCACCAAATCGACGGTATGTCGGTGAGGTTTTACACCTCGCTCGATTGAAAATCTCCAACTGGTTAGGTTCTGCGTCTGCTGGTTACATCGCAGATAAGGCTAGGCATGGCCCGGGTGGCTGTATCGGGGTTAGAAGGCCCGGTACAACGAAGTACTACAAGTACTCAGCCGCCGTTTACACGGTGACTGCCCGTTGTTTTCCGTACGCAAATGCCCTTTTCTCGACTGACGCCTTATGGCGAAGGTCGTTGAGTGGGCTGGGCCCTTTCGATTTCGGGCCTCCTCTTCCGGTTGAAGTAATTCTCCGAGAGAGGTGTACGGTTGCAGATTACAATAAGATCACTTACGTCCCTAAGACGGCCCTTACTCATAGGGCTATCGCTGTCGAACCCATGCTGAACGTTTATTTTCAGCTTGGTGTCGGTAGAGCAATCCGGGATAAACTCCGGGTTGTGGGCCTAGATCTCAATGAAGCTTGGGTTCGCAATAAACAACTTGCGCGCTTGGGCTCTCTTGGTTCGACCGGTGGTGGGAGTAATTTATCCACCATCGATCTATCTATGGCCTCCGACACTTTGGCAGTTGAATTGGTCAGGGAATTACTGCCCCCTGATTGGTTCGACTTGCTCTGGGCTCTCCGCTCCCCTAACGGGAAGTTGGGAGATCAGTTGCAGCCATGGGCGAAGTTCTCCAGTATGGGGAACGGATACACCTTCGAACTCGAGACCTTAATCTTCTACGCTTTGGCAAAGAGTGTATGTAAATCACTCAATGTTCCGGCGTCTGAAGTGTCAGTCTTTGGTGATGATATCGTCATACCCACAGTAGCGTACGACCGATTTACCGATATTCTTCGGTACGTCGGTTTTAAGCTGAACATGGATAAGACGTTCACCAGTGGCCCCTTCCGTGAGTCTTGCGGCGGGGACTACTTCGACGGTGAGGACGTACGTCCCTTCTTTCTGAAGCGTAGACTCACTTCAGTTAGAGACCTCATCTTCCTAAGAAACAACCTCGACCAACTCCTCAAACGAGGGGTTGAGTTGGGGGTAGATCCTAGCCTTCGGGAGGAAATGCGTCAATTTCTTGACGCACGTATTCCTAAGGTTATCAGGGATCACCTGCTTGGCCCTTCAACTGGCCCTGCAGATGGTGTCCTGTATACTTCCTGGGAAGGGGCACATCGCTCCTCCTTGGTCGTATGGGATCGTAATTTACATGAGATGAGGTATCCTGTCTTAAACGAACGGGCTCGCGAATATCCAGGCGATCCTGCATTCGTCTACCTCCAGTTTATGGAGGGAACTAGACAGGGAGACGAGTACTTCGTCTATAAGTGGTCAGAGGAAACTCTGGCCTCTTCCGGTTCACGGTCCATTGTGACTCGGAGCCGAAGTACGGTGACACAGCTCCACTCTGAGATCGCCCTTAATTGGGTTTGATGATCTCAGGGGCTTAGGCAGGGTCCTTTACCTGACTAAGTTGGCCTTCTA